GCTCAAACTGGTAGGGCTTTCGGTTCTGGTGGTGGAGGAGGTTCTGCCGCAAATACTGGTGGTGGAGAAGCTGGAAAACTAGGTATTGTTTACGTTGAGGAGTTCGCATAATGAAAGCAGCAGTTCAAAACGGAAAAGTCGTAGATATTCATCCAGAGAATGGTTATGAATGTCATCCTTCAATCACATGGGTAGATTGTGATGATAAGGTAAAACACGGTTGGACTTATGATGGAAAAACATTTAAGACTAATGAAGTAACACTTACAGCAGAAGAAGAATTAGATAGAGTACGAGCAAAAAGAAATTCATACTTACAAGCTTCTGATTGGGTAATAATCAAAGAAAGAGAAGAAGATGGTACGGTTACAAACTTTGCATCTTGGAAAACTTATCGTCAGAAACTTCGTGATATAACTAAAACATATAAAACATTAGATGAAGTAAAGTGGCCCACTAAACCATCTTAACTATATGTGTAAGGAAAAACTATAATGCCAATATCAAAGATTTTACAACAAGGTATAGATACATCTGGATTGACAGGTTCTAATATTACAGATGGTACAATTGCCGCTGCTGATTTAGCCTCTAATGCTGTAACAACTGCAAAGATTGCTAATGATGCAGTAACAGCAGACAAACTTGCTAACGCAATCAATACATCTATTGCTGCAAAGTTGCCTTTGGCAGGTGGTATAGTCACTGGCACCTTGGGGATTGGATCAACAGGTAACGCAGTTGATGAAATGCTTCATTTAGAAAAGTCTTCTGGAACAACTCTAGTAAAAACAGAAGTAGGTGGTAATTCTACTGTAGGTTTTGAAATTAAAAAGACTGGTGCTACCACTAGTAACTGGAGAATCGTAGACGGGCAAACGGTTAACGGAAAATTAGAAATTTATGATGTGACAGACAGTCGTTCTGTTATGGCGTTTGATGGCGATGGTAAAGTAGGGATTGGAATAACTTCGTTATCAGAAAAATTTACAGTAGTTAATTCATCATCAGGTATTGTTGGTCGTTTTACAAACAACACAAACCAAACGCTTGATTTAGGTGTTATTTCTGGTTCGGGTGTGGCAGGAGGCGTGTACTACAATAACGCAAACTCTGGGTATCACGCCTTTCAAAGTGGCGGCACAGAAATTGCTCGTTTGATGCCTGCTAGTGGCGGGTTCTCGGCAGCACTCCTTGTAGGCCCAACTGCTGTTCAAGGTCAAGGTCATAGTCTTACATATGGGTCAGGATACCCTCAATATAATATTGTTGCTGGAGTAACTTCCTCATTACAAGTAGTTCAATTTAGAAATCCTAATGGTAAAATAGGAACTATTGTAATGAATGGTTCTAACACAGCTTATAATACTTCTTCCGATTATCGCTTAAAAGAAAACGTAGACTATACATGGGATGCAACAACTCGTCTTAAGCAACTCAAGCCAGCACGGTTTAACTTTATTGCTGATGATACAAACACACTTGTCGATGGGTTTTTAGCTCACGAAGTACAGTCAGTTGTACCAGAAGCAATTACTGGCACTAAAGACGAAGTTGACGATAATGGTGATGCAGTAATGCAAGGCATAGATCAATCAAAAATCGTACCGCTACTGGTAAAAACAATTCAAGAACTTGAAGCTCGTATCACTGCATTGGAAGATGCTTAAACTAATCTACACTATATATTGTGTAAGCAAAAACTCTATTTATTGTCATAACATCTAAGTCGTAATCCTTATAAATAGAACTAGAAGGAGACTGTGTTCGATGGCAACAATATCAAATTTATTTATAGATCAAGATGCTGACTTTACCACTACGGTAACAGTCAATGATTCTAATGGCAATGCACTTGATTTAACTAACTATACTGCACTTGGTATGATTCGCAAGACGTATGAATCGTCAACTGCGACTACATTTACATCTCAGTTCGCTGCGCCAAGAACTACAGGACAAATCACAATTTCACTAACAGACACGCAAACTGCGGCTCTTGAGTCTGGAAGGTATGTTTATGACTTGGTCATAACAGACGCTTCTGGAAGTAAAACAAGGGTCGTTGAAGGTATTGCAACTCTAAGTCCAAGCGTATCAAGGTAAAAATATGTCTATAACAGCAACAGTTAATTCATCTAGAACAGTAGTTGGTTCGGTTTCTCAGGGAAATCAACCACAAGTAACTCGTGTAACAGTGCCTGGGCCTAAAGGTGACTCTGGTGCTACGGGATCTTCTGCAAACAACATTTCCCAAGCGGCAGATGTTGATATCTCAACATTCCCATTACAAGATGGTTCTCTATTACAATATAGAACTGCAACTGGTAAGTGGACTGCTAGAAACGAACTTGACACTACAAGTGGAAACCTCACATTGAGCGGTGGAAGTTTTTAATTAAATAGGAAAAAAAGAAAATGGCATTAACATTACAAATCAAACGATCTACTGGTAGTACCGCTCCTGGCACCCTCTCTGATGGTGAATTGGCGTATACTCACGGTAATGAAAAATTTTACATTGGTGATGGTTCTACCGTAAAGGTAATTGGTGGTAAAAGTTTTAACGATAAGATAGACCATGCAGATGGTACACTAACTGCAAGTTCAGCAATTCTAGTTGATACAAACAAAGCAATTGATGACCTTAATGTTGGTAATCACGCAACAACTGGTGGTTCTCTTCAACTAAAAGAAGGAACGAACAACGGCACACACCATGTTCAACTTAAATCTCCAAATGCTCTTGCAGCAAATGTTGCATTTACTTTGCCTGCAGCAGACGGAAATGCAGATGAGTTTCTAAAAACAAACGGTTCTGGTGCATTATCATTTGGTGCAATCTCAAGTTCATTCACACTTGCAGCTGACAGTGGTTCAAATGACACATTTAGTACTAGTGAGACACTAACATTCACTGGTGGTACAGGTATCGACACAACTGTATCAAATAATGAAATCACATATGCAATCGACTCTACTGTTTCTACACTTGCTGGTACACAGACACTTACAAATAAAACTATAAATGCTTCTAATAACACCATTACTAACATTGCTAATGGTGCATTAGCAAACTCAACTGTTTCTTACGGTGGTGTATCTCTTGCACTTGGTGCTACTGATGCAACCCCAGCATTTGACTTGGCGGATGCAACAAACTATCCAACATCATCTCTTGCTGGAACAATTACAAATGCACAACTTGCTGGTTCAATCGCAAATGCAAAACTTGCTAACGATGGAATTACAATCGGTAGTGCTGATACATCACTTGGTGATACAATCACTGCATTGGCAGGAATGACTGCAATTGCTGTTGACAACCTTACACTTGATGCAAACACAATTTCAACAACTAACTCAAATGGTGACATGATACTTGCTCCTAACGGAACAGGCTCAGTAACAGTTCCTTCTGGATATACTGCAAGAGCAGGATTTGGTTCAGACTCACTTGTAAATAAATCATATGTTGATAGTGTTGCAAACGGACTTGACGTTAAGGCATCTGTAAGAGTTGCTACAACTGCAAACCTTGCCGCAACATACAACAATGGCGCTGGTACATTGACTGCATCCTCTAACGGTGCAATCTCAGTAGACGGTGTTACTCTTGTAGTGAATGATAGAGTTCTTGTAAAAGACCAATCAACTGCTGCACAGAACGGTTTCTATAAAGTAACGACTGTTGGTTCTGGTTCTGCTGCATTTGTTCTAACAAGAACTCCAGATGCAGACGCTGCTTCTGAATTGACTGCTGGTGCATTTACATTTACTGAAGAAGGTACTGCAAACGCAGACAACGGTTATGTTCTAAGTACAAACGGTGCAATTTCACTTGGTACTACAGGAATTACATTTGAACAATTCTCAGGTGCTGGACAGATTTCTGCTGGTGCTGGTTTAACTAAAACTGGTAACACAATTGATGTTGTGGGAACAGCAGACAAGATTACTGTGGCTGCAAACGCAATCACTATTGCAAGTGGTTATGTTGGACAATCATCTATTACAACATTGGGAACAATCGCAACTGGTGTATGGAATGGTACAGCAATTGGTGTTGCACACGGTGGTACTGGACTAACTAGTGTTGCGAAAGGTTCTGTTCTAGTAGCAAACTCTGCAAACACATTGTCGGCACTTGACGGTGGCGGTAGTGATGATGGAATTCTACTTTATACAGCATCTTCTGATACTCTAGCATTTGGGACTTCTATAGACGGCGGCACATTTTAATTAATAAGAGAAAATTATGGCAACAATTGCAATTAAACCAAAACGCTCTGAGACTGCAACATCTACTCCATCTGCTAGTGATTTAGAAGCTGGGGAGATTGCTATTAACTCTGCCGACCAAAAAATATATACAAAGAAGGCGGATGGAACAGTTGTTGAGGTAGCAAATAAGGGTGCAGATGAGGGATTCGCAATCGCTCTTAGCATTGCGTTAGGATAAAGATATGGCAATACCAAATACAAGGGCGACATTTAAGGAATACTGTCTTAGATCACTAGGGAAACCAGTGATTGAAATTAATGTTGACCCAGATCAAGTAGAAGACAGAATTGATGAAGCACTACAATACTTCTCGCAATATCACTACGATGGTATTGAAAGAGTATATCTGAAATATCAGATTACTCAAGCAGATATTAATAGAGCTCGTTCTGATACATCTTTACCTTCAGTAACGGATGTTGATACATCTACAACAGCAGTATGGAAAGAACAGAAAAATTATATTCCTGTTCCAAGCACAGTTATGTCTGTGGTAAAAGTATTCCCTTTCATTGATAAGGGTGGGATGAATATGTTTGACGTTAAGTATCAGTTAAGACTGAATGACTTATACGACTTTAGTTCAACCTCAGTCATTCATTACGAAATGACTATGCAACATCTAGATTTTCTAGACCATATCTTGACAGGTGATACACAGATACGTCACAACCAACATCAAAACAGGTTGTATTTGGACTTAGATTGGCAACTTGATGTTGCTGATGGTGATTACATCATTATTGAATGTTATCGTAAATTAGATCCAGCAACATTTGTTGATGTATGGGACGATATCTTTTTGAAGAAGTACACAACACAATTAATTAAACTTCAGTGGGGTGCAAACCTTTCTAAGTTTCAAGGAATTCAGATGTTAGGTGGTGTCGCACTAAATGGCGAACAGATTTATACTCAAGCACAAGAAGAAATCAATAAACTTGAAGAACAAATTCAACTTGCTTATGAGTTGCCACCAATGCATATGATAGGGTAAGTTATGCCGACTAATGTTTATTTTGATACAGGAACACGCCCAGAACAACACCTCTATGAAGACTTAATCATAGAGCAGTTGCGTATCTATGGGCAGGATGTATACTACATCCCTCGTAGACTCGTATCAGAAGATGAACTATTTGGTGAAGACGGTCTGTCTAAGTTTGAAGATGCATATCTCATTGAGATGTATGTCGATAACAATGACGGTTATGAGGGTGAAAAGGAACTTATGTCTAAATTTGGTTTGGACATACAGGATGATGCAACCTTCACTGTAGCAAGAAGACGGTGGGAACAGTTTGTCTCAGTTGACAATAATCTCATTGTTTCTCTACGACCAAATGAAGGTGACTTGGTATACTGGCCTAAAGGTAGAAAGTTATTTGAAATAACTTTTGTAGACCATGATGATCCATTTTATCAGGTTCACAATCTACCTACATATAAGTTAAAGTGTAAAACCTTTGAATACGGTTCAGAGGATATTGATACTGGTATTGCAGAGATTGATTCTGTAGAGACAGACAATAGTTTGGATCAACTAGAATATCAAGTTTCACTTGAACAAACTGGAACATTTAATGAAGAAATCACACTAGAAGATAATTCTGGTGTTCTTCTGGACGATGAACTAGGAGATAAAATTCTTTCTGAAGATGAAACACATGGTGGTTCTCTAGAGGTTGAGGGTTCAGTACAGGGTGCCGATGCGTCCTATATAGTACTAGAAACATATAAAGTTGACACTATTGACGAAAACGCAATGAACGATTTCTTTGAAAGAGAAGACGATAATATATTAGACTTTACCGAATCTAATCCATTCGGTGATGCTGGGATGAAATAATTATGATTGGACAATATTTTTATAACGAATCAACAAGAAACATTGTTGTTGGGTTTGGTACTATTTTTAATAATATCCAACTCGCTAAGAAAGATAACACAGGCAACATTGCACAGACAATGAAAGTGCCACTTGCGTATGGGCCAAAAGCAAAATGGTTGGCAAGACTAAGAGAAGACCCTTCTCTTAATAAGAAGGTAGCGGTAACTCTACCTCGTATTGGTTTTGAGATTAGTGGACTATCTTATGACACCAATAGAAAACTAAACAAGTCGATTAAGGTTAAGAAAGCGGCAAACGGAACTGATGGAGATTCTATCAAGTCTGGATTTATGCCTGTACCTTATAATGTTGACTTTGAACTATTCATTATGAGTAAAAACTCAGATGATGCACTACAGATTGTTGAACAAATTCTTCCATACTTCCAACCAGAGTACACGATTACTTTGAAGGAGTCTGCCGAACTTGATATCATTAGGGACGTTCCTATTGTGTTAAATGATATCAGTTATGAGGATGACTATGAGGGAGATTTTGCAAATCGTAGGGCAATCATTTACACACTAAACTTTACTGCAAAGTATTATATGTACGGCCCAGTAACGTCACAAGGTGTTATTCGTTCTGTACAAGTCGATCAATACACAGACTTACAAGTTGCAGCACCTAAGAGAGAACAGAGATATTCTGCTACACCTAAACCGGCTGACGTTGCGCCGAGTGATTGGGATACAGATGACGGTGATTTCGGTTTCAATGAAACAACATCTTTCTTTACGGATGCAAAAAATTATAACCCAACTACTGGTCAAGACGAATAAATAATACAAAGAATTAGGAAAACGATATGGCAAGTACATTAAAAGTAGATACAATAGTTCACACTGGTGGCACAACAGCAATGACATTAGATAGTGCTGGTAGAATTTCTCAACCAACAAAACCAGCGTTCAACGCTTATGGCACTGGTGCTTGGACTATATTTAGCAACGGTGCTTGGACAAAAATTGTTTTGAACGCAACGCCAACTTTGAACGTAGGTGGTCATTACGATAGTACAAATTCTAAATTCGTTGCTCCAGTAGCAGGTGTTTATCACTTCTACTACAGATTATATGGGCGAGTTCAATCTGGTGGTGCTGACTCAACGTATTGGCAATCACGGTTTCAGAAAAACAACAGCGCAATTACTGGTCACTCTGGTATGATTATGGCTTACTACTACAATATTGGTGCAAGGGATGAAGCAGCAACTGACTCAATGACCATTCAATTGGCTGCAAATGATGAAATTACTCTTCATGCCCAATCGACCGGCGCACAAAACGGTGAGTTTTACGGCCCAAATTGTAACTTTGGCGGACATTTAATAGGATAGAAAAAAATGGCAATTAGAAAAATATTATCAAGAAGTATCGGAGTGGATGTCATCGCTGCCGAGGACTTAGCAAACAACTCAGTAACAACTGCTGAACTTACAAATGGTGCGGTAACACTGGCGAAGATTGCTACTTCTGCACAAGCAAATTTGGGTGGTGGATTTTTCCAAGGAGAAACTTCTGGTGGAAATTCTACTAGTGGTAAGGGACATATCTTCAGAGTACACGAACCAACATTAAACACAAATGTAACAATTGCATCAACAGACAATGCACTTGCAGCAGGCCCTCTGGCGGTTGCAGATGGTGTCACACTTACTGTTAGTGGCAACTTGTCAATCGTATAGGAGATATAAGAGATGGCATCAACATTAACAGTAGACAACATTGTAGGGGCAACAACTGCAAGTACAGTGCATGCTCCAGGCCACGTTATACAAGTAGTAAGTGTAACAAATAGCTCTCAACAAACCACTACTAACGCTAGTTCATTTGTAGCACACAGTGGTTTAGTAGCAGCAATAACACCAAAGTTTTCTAATAGTAAAATATTTGTAACTACTAGTTTTTCATATGGTACACCATCTGGAACTAATAATTTTAATGCAACAATATACAGAGGTTCAACAAATTTAGGTAACTCTACAAGTGGATTTGGTACTATGTTTAGTGGAAGTTCTTATGTCCACGGTCATACATCATTACAAATTTTAGATTCTCCTAGTACAACTTCTTCAACTACATATCAACTCTATTATAAAGGTGGATCTACAGCTAGAATAAATAATGATAGTAGTACTGGTTCAATTACACTTATGGAGATTGCACAATGAGTACTTTAGCAGTTAACACAATCACCGCAGAGACAGGTAGCACAGTTTCACTTGCATCTGGCAAGACTCTAAATGCATCTAATGGATTTACTCCACCAGCAGGACATGTTATTCAAGTATTAACTACTGGTACAATTGCATCTACCAGTAACACCGCAACCAGTTGGGCAAGTACTAATTATACTCTCAACATTACCCCAACCTCTGCAAACAGTAAGATATACGTTGCATTTAGTAACCATATGCGTATTAATGGTTCTGGTAGTCCAATTAGGGGTGGTATTAGATTACGCAGAGAAATTAATGGTGGTAGTGCAGCTTATATTTGGAATAGTGATGGTTCTGGTGAAACTATGCAAGTTAGAAATGCAGACAATGAACATGACACACCAGCATATGTTGGCGTTCTAGATTCACCAAGTACAACAGGAGTTTTAACATACACAATCCAAACTAAATTGTTAACTGGTGGTTACATACTAACTTATGATTCTGCTAAGGGTGGTAATATAGTTCTTATGGAAATTAGTGGATAACAAAATGAATAAACAGGAGAAAAAATAATGGCAACAGTATCAGACGCACTAAGTGCTCTTGGTGTCACACAATGGGTTCTTAGAGGCGAACCAACAAATGCAGACGAATTTGGAGCAATGTTCCGTAAGGTAACAGGTTCAACTGATGATGGAACTGCAATCGAATCAGACAACTCTTCTGACTGGCCTAAAGGTTTAACATGGGATGCGGTAAATGCCAAGATGCAAGACTTGACTGCTGCAGAACCAATGAAAGCACTTCGTGCAGAACGAGATAGATTGATTGCTGAAACTGATTGGTGGGCAAGTTCAGACTTGACTATGACAGATGCACAAACTGCTTACAGACAAGCTCTAAGAGATATTACAGATAGTGCAACTTCACTAGACGATGTGACTTGGCCAACAGCACCATAGGTATGAAATGTCAAACCAAACTGAAATTTTAGATAATGTTCTTGGAATAACAGATGTTGTGGAAACAACTACAAGAGAAGTTACTCCACCTCGCCCAGTAATTGTTCCAGAAACAAATGAACAAGACACTGACAATGATTATAAATATCAGAGAGAGAATTTTTATCAGTTGGTAGAAAGAGGACAGGATGCAATTGATGGTATTCTAGACCTCGCAAGAGAAGGTGAACATCCCAGAGCATATGAGGTTGCTGGGAACTTGATTAAACAGGTTGCAGACGTAACAGAGAAACTTGGTGACTTGCAGGCGAAGATGAAGAAGTTGAAAGAAGTGCCTAACCAAGGCCCTAAGAATGTAACGAATGCATTGTTTGTTGGTTCTACCGCTGAACTACAAAAGATGTTAAAAGGAAAAGAATAATATGCCCTTGACAAGAATTAAATCTAGTGTTATTGCAGACGGAGGTGGAGTCACAAGTGCTGACCTTGCAAGTAACATGGTACTTACAGGTACAGACTCTATTACTCTACCAAAAGGTACAACTGCACAAAGAGGTACAGCTGCTGATGGTAAGTTCAGATTCAATACCACTCTAAACCAATTTGAAGGATATTCAAATAGTGCTTGGGGTGCAGTCGGTGGTGGTGCTACTGGTGGTGGTTCAGACCAAGTGTTTATCGAAAACGACCAGACAGTGACAACCAACTATACAATTTCAACTAATAAGAATGCCGTAAGTGCTGGTACTCTCACTGTGAATAGTGGTGTGACAGTTACCGTACCTTCTGGCGCAAGATGGGTGGTAGTATAATGGCTGTAGTAATTAACGGAACAACAGGGATTGACAAAGTACAAGACGGTTCAATCGGAACGGCAGATATTGCTACAGATGCAATCACTCCCCCAAAGATTGCTGATACAGTAAATCTTGGACGTAGAAACCGTTTTATGAATGGAGACTTCCAAATAGCTCAAAGAGGAACTTCACACACATATTCAAACGGTCAATCTGGTTATCATACTATAGATAGACTGTTTAGTGCATGTTTTAGTGCTGGTGGAACATTAGCATTAAGTCAACAACATGCTGGACACGATGGTGTAGATGCACCTAAATTTTTAAGAGCTACTACTGCTGGTACTGCTGGTACTAGTGCTACAGTTTATTCAAGACAAGCAATAGAAGGCATAGAACAGTTTAGTAATAAACAAGTAACTGTATCATTTATGGTTAAGGCTAATACTGCTACAACCTTTCAATTAAGAAGAGAATATTATTATGGCAGTTCATCTACCGAATATAGTGGATTTGTAGATGTTCCTGTTACTACCTCATGGACAAAATTTACACACACTTACGATGCTGTAGATTTCAGTAGTAAAACAATCGGATCAGTTAATTACTGGTCTGTTTTATTTTATTGGTCAACTAATCAGGGTTCAAATAAAGTACGAGATGGTAATATTGATATTACAAATATTCAAATGGAAATAGGCACAGAAGCTACACCGTTTGAGAGATTATCATTTAGTGAACAACTTCATTTATGTCAAAGGTATTGTCAAGTTTGGAGTGAGTCTGGAGATGCATTAATTTTTGCTGGAAAGGGACAGGGCAGCACACAAATTGACTTTGGTTGGCCGCTTGCAGTTCCATTAAGAGTAAGTCCAACCATAAGTCACAGTGGAACAGGATGGAGAGCTTTTAGACCTGCTGGAGCAATGGTAACGTCTTCCAATGTAGCGACTGTAACTAGACATGGGACGACACATGGTTTTATTGCACTGCGAGTAGCTGGTTTTCCTTCTAGTTCATTTACCAATAACTATGCTGTAAATATTGGCCCCAGTGCGTTATCACAGTGTATTTTTCACGCAGATTATTAAGGATTATTTGATATGAATATTACAAATGCAAAATATATAAAAGATATGGTTAATGGTGAAGCAACAGATGATATCATTGCAATTTCATGTACCATTAATGGTGTAGCATCTAGTGTACCAAAAGATATAGAGAATACAGATTATATAGAAATTCTAAAACAAGTAGAAGCTAAAGAATTAACCATTGCAGATGCAGACTAAATAGTATAAAGAAAATAGGAAAAGATATAAATGAGTAACATTGTCCTACAACCAAATGCAAGTGGAACTGGTAGTATTACCATTGCCAGTCCTAATACAAATACGAACAGAACTCTGAATATTCCAGATGCTGCTGGTAACATTGTTACAACTGGTGACAGTGCTACAGTAAGTCCAACAATGTTAGCTGCTGGACATGGTGGCTTAAAATCTGTTCAAGTATTTACTTCAAGTGGAACATATACGAAACCATCTGGTATTACCAAACTAAAAGTTATTTGCACTGGCGGCGGAGGTAGTGGTGGTGAAGGTAAAGGTACATATAACTACAACGGTGGTGGAGCTGCTGGTGGTACTGCAATTGATATTATTGACGCATCTGGAATTTCTACTGTGACTGTGACAGTTGGCTCTGGAGGCGCAACTGTTACTGCTGGAAATGGTTCTGCTGGTAATGCTGGTTCATCTTCTTCCTTTGGTTCTTATTGTTCAGCAACTGGTGGTGAAGGTGGTAAACAAGAAGGTGGCACCCAACCAAGAGCACAGCCTGGCGTTGGTTCTGGTGGTGTAATTAATATTGCCGGCGGTCAAGGACAATCTCAAGGTGGAGGTACTACTGCTGATCAACCTCGTGGTGCAATAGGTGGTGCATCATTCTGGGGCGGCGGTGGTACTGGCTCAGCTGGTGGTCGTGATGATCAAGCAGGATTGCATGGTGAAGCTGGTAGAGCATATGGTTCTGGCGGTGGTGGTGGTGGCCATTCAGGCAGTAGTGGTGCTTTTGGTAACGGTGGTGCTGGAAAAATTGGCATAATTTATATTGAGGAGTATGCATAATGAAAGCGCTTATTCTAGATGGTAAAGTTGTAGATTTACACAAAAGTGGATTTGAAGTTCATTCGTCTATGTCTTGGGTAGATTGTGATAATAATGTTGCAATAGGTTGGACTTATGATGGTTCAAAATTCACAACTAATGAAGTTACTCTAACTGCCGAAGAAAAGTTACATGAAGTAAGAAAAGAAAGAAATCAAAAGCTTGTAGATACAGATTGGGTTGTCACTATGCACAAAGAGTTGGGAACAAACATTCCTTCTGCTATGAAAACATATAGACAAGCACTTAGAGATATTACAAAAAGCGCAACATCGTTAGATGATGTGACTTGGCCGGAGAAACCATAATGAGTACAATTCAAACAAACGCAATCGTTGATGCTTCTGGTGGTAATACAACAACAGTAAATGGACATAATATAACATCATCGAACATGATGGGTAGAAATCTTATCATCAATGGGTCGTTTGTAGTGGCCCAGAGAGGAACATCATCAACAACCAGTGGTATGAAAACAGTAGACAGAACTAATCTTATTCATAGTGGTACTGACGAGGCACCAACGCAAGCACAAGTAGATGTTGCAAGTGGTACTCAACCATATTCATTGGGTTTTAGAAAAGCATTCAGAGTTACAAACGGAAATCAAACAAGTGGTGCTGGTGCTGCTGATTATATTCAATATGAACAAGGGATTGAAGCACAAAACGTAGCAACTTCTGGTTGGGATTCAACTTCTACTAGTAGTAATATTACTATGTCTTTCTGGATAAAATCAAGTGTCGCTACAACATTCTTAGGTGCGCTTAGAGCAACTGATTCAACTAAAATTTATAATTGGGATACTGGTGCTTTATCAGCAAATACATGGACAAAAGTAATTAAAACCATTCCAGGCGCTTCTGGAGTAACTGTCAATAATGATAATGGACTTGGTTTACAGTGGTTATTATGGCCTTATCTAGGAACAAATTATACTGGTGGTGGTACACCAAACGCATGGAAAGCTCATGATTCAAATGATTGGGGTGCAAGTGCAGCTGCTACAAGTTGGTACACAGTAAATGATGCGACTTGTGAAATAACTGGTTTACAAATTGAAGTTGGCAGTGCAGCCACAAATTTCGAACACCGTTCATACGGAGAAGAGCTTTCGCTTTGTCAAAGATACTATCAATTAAATATTACTAATACTGGATATGCAATGACGACAACTGCTGTTAGACTAGGACTTGCTGGTAACTCAGCAATGAGAGCCTCACCATCTCTAAGTATAGTTTCGGCTACTGGAGTAGTTGAAGATTTTGGAACTGGAAATAGAAATCTCGTTAGTTTAGGTGGTCTATCTGCCGGTGCCGGCTCTGGTTTTTTTCTAGGAGGGGCGGTTGATGCGACTATTACATCGACTACGAGTTCCAAACCCCACATCTTATTTCCAGGCGCAATTGCTATGTCAGCGGAGGTATAGAAAATGAATATTACAAATGCAAAATACTCTAAAGATTTGGATGGAAAGAATTCTTGTGTAAAATGTACTATAGATGGTGTTGATTGGTTAGTGCCTTTAGACCCTGCTAACACACACTATGCAGAAATTCTGAGACAAGTAGAGGCAGGAGATTTAACTATCGCTGCCGCAGATTAAGTTATGATATGTCTGATAATTATGAACACTACCTTGGAAATCCACTACTAAAAAAATCTAATGTCCCTGTAAACTGGACAAAGGATAACATTTTAGAGTATCAGAAGTGTATGGAAGACCCCATATACTTCATCAAAAACTACATCAAAATTGTATCACTTGATGAGGGATTAGTTCCCTTTGAACTCTATGATTTCCAAGAAGATATTGTAAACACAATACACAACGACAGGTTCACTATCTGTAAGTTGCCTCGACAGTCTGGTAAATCTACCACACTTGTATCATATGTGTTACACTATATCCTATTCAATCCAAACATGAATGTTGCAATTCTCGCTAACAAAGCTGCGACTGCAAGAGATATTCTTGGACGTTTGCAACTTGCATATGAGAACCTACCCAAGTGGTTACAACAAGGAGTTGTGTCTTGGAACAAGGGTTCAGTGGACTTAGAGAACGGTTCTCGTGTTGTAGCATCATCTACATCATCATCTGCTGTTCGTGGTGGTTCTTACAATATGCTGTTCCTAGACGAGTTTGCATTCGTTCCACAGAATGTTGCAGAGGACTTCTTTAGTTCGGTATACCCAACAATATCATCTGGTAAGTCTACTAAAGTTGTTATCGTATCAACTCCAAATGGTATGAACATGTTCTACAAGTTGTGGATTGATGCAGAGAATAAACGCAACTCATATAATATCGTAGATGTTCATTGGAGTCAAGTGCCTGGCAGAGATGACAAGTGGCGTGAAGAGACTATTGCGAACACATCCTTAGAACAATTTCAACGAGAGTTTGAGTGTGAGTTCTTAGGTTCTGCTAACACACTAATACACCCTGCTAAGATTAAAACGATGGCTTTCCACAACCCTATACAATCAAATGCTGGGTTGGACATGCATGAACGTCCAGAACCAAATAACACATACGTTATTATTGCAGATGTTGCTAGGGGTACGAGTAATGATTACTCTGCTTTTATCGTATTTGACGTAACAACAGTACCCTATAAGATTGTTGCAAAGTACCGTAATAACGAGATTAAACCACTACTATACCCTAACATCATTTACGATGTTGCTAACGCTTATAATCAAGCTTACGTCTTAGTTGAGGTAAATGATATAGGTGAACAGGTTGCAACTGCTCTACAGTTTGACTTGGAGTATGAGAACCTTATAATGGCAAGCATGCGAGGTCGAGCGGGACAAGTCGTTGGGGGTGGCTTCAGTGGTGGTAAAGCGCAGTTGGGGGTAAGAACAACAAAGGCCGTCAAAAAGATGGGTTGTTCTAATATTAAACAAATTATTGAATCAGACAAACTTATTGTCAATGATTATGAACTAATCAACGAGTGGTCTACCTTTATATTGAAAGGACAGTCCTACGAAGCAGAAGATGGACATTCAGATGACTTAGCAATGTGTTGTGTTATATTCGGATGGTTGGTACAACAAACATATTTCAAAGAGTTGACAGACGATGATATTCGTGCTAGAATGTATTCAGAACAACAGAATCAACTAGAACAGGACATGGCTCCATTTGGATTTATGGACGATGGATTACAGTCTCCATATGGAGAAACCATTATAGATGAGTATGGTACACGCTGGAGTCCAGTGGTGCGTAGTTATGACTCAGATTGGTAGAGATATCAAAAACCCTACATAATATCAATAATATCGTTTTCTAGTTTAAGGAAACAGTTTGCACAGACTACCTTGGACATGTTGATTAGACCTCTAACCTCAGTCCTAGACTCTTCGTTCAAGCCTTTTCTTTTGGTTAGTCTACGAATATCCTTCTCGTGAGGATAAAACTGGAGACAGGCGGTTTCAGATTCACCACAGTAATGACAGGACTTTTCCCCAAGATATTCATTAACCCATATCTTGCGAGCCCTATAATTGCGTTGTGATACCCTTTTAATGGTATCTTTGTATTTCTGATAGTGTTCCGACATAGTATTATTTATGTGCCGCAGAACCTATAAAAGACAAAAGTGTAGACTTGGTTTTTTATAAATATATTCGTAAGTTTGAAAATAACTAAATTATTGAATAATCCACAAAGGAGAAAAAAGAGATGGCATTTCAAGTATCACCTGGCGTACTCGTAAAAGAGGTTGATCTGACTAATGTTGTTCCAGCTCTCGCAACATCAATTGGTGGCGTTGCCATCGTGGCCGAAAATGGCCCGATGGATCAAATCATACCAGTTGGAAGTGAGAAGGAACTCGTTCAGTTCTTCGGTAAACCAAATTCAAGTAACTTTGAAACATGGTTCACTGCCGCTAACTTTCTAGACTACGGTAATGCACTTCGTGTTGTTCGTGTGAACAACGGAGCACGTAACGCTGTAGCAAACGGTGGTGCCACAATCGGAACTTTCAGCGGAAATGGATCAACTACAGCATTTACAATGTCGAATGCGGTATCTGATGCAGACCTATTAGAAGTAACAATTGCAGGCGTCAAAACAACTAACTTTACAGTCAATGGTTCGACTACAATTACATTTGGTTCAGCACCCGCTTCTGGTTCAAATAACGTAGTAGTTAAACTAGGACTTAAAATAACAAACGACCAATTCTATGACGATAACTATGCAGATGGTTCTGGTTCAGTAGGTTCTTGGGCTTCCAAGTATCCAGGCGCATGGGGTAACGCACTTGGTGTATCTGTTTGTGCTTCTGCTGAAGCATACGAACAAACTATGCCTGCTGACAACAAGATTAATGGTGCAAAAGCTGCTGGTGTTACAATAGTTACTGTTGATGACGGTTCAGAGTTTTCTGTAGGCGATATCCTGTTCTTCCAAGAAGAATCAGGCGCTCAGTATGAAGTTACTGCGATTAGTAGTCACAACCTTACTATTCGTCAACTAGACAATCCAAATGGTGGCGGTTTACTTTCTGCAATTGCAGATGATACAGTTATCCGTAGACGTTGGAGATTCTATGACTTGTTCGATTCTGCGCCAGGCACATCTGCTTGGGCTGTTTCACAAGGACTATCTACTGCTGAAGACGAACTTCACGTTGTAGTATATGACACAACTGGTGCAATCACTGGTTACGACATTGATGTTGCTGGAAACAGAGGTAACGCTGTTATCGAAACACACGCATTCTTGTCAAAGCATCCAAATGCTAAAACACCACAAGGTGGAACTAACTTCTATCCAAATAAAGTAAATGTAAGTTCTACTCACATTTGGTGGATGGATCACCCTGCTACTGGCGCAACAGATTGGGGTACTGCCCTTACATCTGCTGGTACTGATAAAGTGTTTGATGCTCAACATCTTCCACACGTTGACACATTGTCAATCGGACAAGATGATTTTGCTGCATCTGTAGGTGAACTAACAGCTGCTTATGACCAGTTTGCTGATACTGAAACAGTTGATGTTAACCTCATAATGGCAGGATCAACTCCTGCTGGTACAGACGGAACTGCACACGCTGTTGCAATTATCGACCTTGCAGAGTCAAGAAAAGATATGGTTGCATTCATCTCCCCTCGTAGGGCAGATGTTGTTGGTGTAACTTCTGGTGCTACACAAACTGCAAACGTCAAAGGTTTCTTTGATGGACTTGCTAGTTCCTCATATGCAGTATTCGATTCTGGATACAAGTATATGTACGACAAGTACTCAGACGTATATCGCTTCGTTCCTTTGAACGGTGATATGGCTGGACTTGCTGCGAACACAGATAATGTTGCTGACCCTTGGTTCTCACCAGCTGGTTACAACAGAGGACAGGTTCGTGGTGCAGTTAAACTTGCATACAACCCAACTAAACCACAAAGAGATATTCTTTATCCTGCTCGTGTCAATCCAATTGTCACATTCCCAGGCCAAGGTACAGTTCTCTTTGGTGACAAAACTGCGTTGTCTAGACCAAGTGCATTCGATAGGATTAACGTCCGTAGATTGTTCCTTGTTCTTGAGAAGTCAATCGCTACTGCTGCAAAGTATCAGTTGTTTGAATTCAACGATGCATTCACACAGGCTCAGTTCAGAAATATGGTTGAACCATTCTTGCGTGATGTACAGGGACGTAGAGGTATTACAGACTTCTCAGTAGTCTGTGATGAAAGAAATAACACAGGTGAAGTTATTGATAGAAACGAGTTTGTTGCAGATATCTACATCAAACCTGCTCGCTCAATTAACTTTATCACACTAAGCTTTATTGCCGTAAGAACTGGCGTATCGTTTAGTGAGGTAGGCGGTTAAGGAGAAAAACAATGACAACAGCAAATATTAATGACTTCAAAGCGAACATCGCCGGTGGCGGTGCTCGTGCTAACCAGTTCAGAGTATTTTTGAATACTCCGTCAATTGCAACAGGTTTGCAGCCTGCGGGCGACTCTTTCTTGATTAAGGCATCAAGTTTGCCAGGACAAACAAT